GCGGGCCTGTGCCTGGTGATGGGTTTTTAATTTGCTGATTAGGGTTGCTAATGCCTGTTTGCTGGCCTGAGCTGCTACCACCGGTGACACCGTATATAACTTGCATTTGCTGGCGCTGTGACTCAAACATATTTTTTAAGTAGCTAACGCCCGCATTTTGTTGTGCTGGAGTCATGTTAGGGTTACTAAATACCAACGCTACCTGTTCTAAGTAACGGTTGTACGCATCGGCCGTGGCGTTTTGGTATTGCATCTTAGTGTTGGCATTTAAGTTTTTCTCAAAGTCGGCGTCTGCTTTTTCCCATGTGAGCTTAGTTTTTTCTAAGTCTTGCAGATACGCTTTATCCATTTTCATAGAGTCAAACTGATTCATTAGCTCATCGCGTTTTTGCTGTATTTCTGCCTGCCTATCTAGTGTGCTTAAGTTGAATGACTGCTGCGCATTAAGCTCTTGCATACGCTGCTCACCTTGAGCGTCCAACATACCAAGGCTTTGCTTGTACTGTAGCTGTTGTAGCTCTGTTTGCTGCTCGCGGTTAGCGTTATTTTGCGCATTTTGAAAGTTAAGCTGATCGTTTTGCAGATTGGTGTTTAACTCGCCTTGCTTGTCGAACATGGATGCGTCGTGTTCACGACTTAAGTTATTTTGCTCTGCGTTAAATGAATTTTGCCAGCCCGCCTGATCTGCATTGGCGTACACGCCTGCGTCTTGCTGCGCAATAGGGAGCGCTTTATCTATCATTGATGATAGCGCGGTTTCACTGCCTATTGAGCTAGACTGTAACCCTCTTGACGCACTGTAGTTTTGCGCTTGGGCTATGGCTTTTCGCATTAGCGCGCTATTTGGATCTAGCAAGCCTGTGATTTGGTTTTGCACCAATGCCTCACTGCGCGGGTCGTACTGGTAATCAGTTTTACCTTGCGCGCCGGTATAGCCGTTACTTTGGTAATCTCGGCCGGTAAACTCGGTTTGCGGTGTATTTGATTCAAACTGCGGTGCATTGCCTGTTACCGACTGGTATTCTGTAGGCTTGTAATTATTTGTTGGCGCATTGTACTCTGGTTTTGGCGCGTTGCCACCAACAGGATTGTATTGTAATGACTGCCACATTAATCCTTGCCCTGCGCCTGGTGCCTGCCCATTACTGTCACCATTTTGCCCAGGAATGTCACCGCCTGTTTGTGGTGGTGCTGGTTTGCCCGGTGTTGGTGTTGTCGGCATACCAAAGCCGGGCTTATCCACAGGCTTGCCATTTTCAACCGTGCCTGCTCCAAAACCTTTGCCTATGTTTATTTTATCCACAGGTTTGCCATTGCTAGGCTTTAAGTAGCTAGGCGTTTTTACGCCGCCTTGATAGCTTGGCTGCGCATCGGTTGCCATGCCATTACCATTAACAGGCATGCCAAATCCAACCTGATCATCGGGTTTGTCATTTCTGTTTATAGGGGTTACGGTTTTATTTATCGCCTTTTTTTTAGGCGCAAGCGGTTGCACCATCTGCTGATTAGCAGTTGGTTTAAATTGTTGTTGCATGGGGTGTTACCTTAAAAGGGAAAGGGGATACGTAATATAGGCAGTATGGGTAAATAATAGGCTAAAGTGGTCGGGATTCCAAGTTAAACAATATAGTAAGCCCAATCAGCCCGCCTATGGTTTATTATTTCTAAAAATGAGCTGCCTGTTTGTGGTGTTTGTACCAGTTCATTTTTTTGGTCTAGCTTAAAAAGCGCATCAACCTCGTTTGTTTTAACCGCTAAATTAAACATGCAGCCTTTAAATAAATAACGCTGAGTAAAATTAGTACCGCCTATTAACGTTTGTATAGGTTGCTGCTCTGTAAAGTTGGTGCCGCGATCAAACTCACTTTGCATAATAAGTTCGTTATTAAAATACACGCTCACGGTTGTATCAATAAAGGTAAGCTTATAGTGCCCATCTGCAAGCTTGCGATTTTCGCCGCTTGGCGTTTGCCCCATATCAATAATGGTTACTCTGCCGTTAAAGCATACAAATAATTTAAGCTTAAAATCTTTACCGTAAATAAACTCAATGGCTATGCGCTTATTTATTTTGATTGGCGGGTCTTGTTTAACATACGTCCAAGCGTTTACTGGTTTGCTATTATCAAAGCGAACCTTATTTTCAAGCATGGGATGATTTATTAGCGTGGACCCGCTGCTATAAATGGGTAATGCGTAATCTCTGCATTCTGGCAGTAAGCCGTAGGTGCCTTGCTCAAATGGCTTTTGCTCTGGCGTTAACGACCTTGTTATATTGAAACTTATTTCTAAAGGGTCAACTGCAGGGTTTTGCACATCAAGGCCGGTTGCTAAAAAATAACTCGCAAACACTAAGCAGTAGCGGTAACCGCCATTTATAACCGGTGGCGTTGGTGGTACTGGCGGCTCTGGTACGTAATCAGTTAGCTCATGGCGGTAAACCACTTGGTAGCGGTTATCAACACGCATGCCGCTGCTGCGTAGTTCTACGTTATTACCTATTGATGGGGTTACATATTCTGTTTCAAAGCGGTCGCGCTGAATGCGCATGTAAATAACATCATCACGTACATAAAATAGCATAGCATCAGAGTAAGGTGCACCAGCATCATTAATCACATCAAACCCAGCCACAGGGTTTTGACCCTGCGCGATTACAACCGTTTCATTGACCTCAGTTACCGGGTTATACCAAAATAGTTTTAAATCACTATCGTTGATGTAATAAAACACAATCGGACGACCTAACTGATCAAACGTAAGTGATATTGCTTTGATCTCTATAGGTTCTTGAAATAAAACAGTAGGATTTCCCCAAGAGTCAGAGTTGTAGGCCAATATTAAAACGGATCCACTATCTTGGAAAACTAACCAATAGCGGCTATCAAGCTTTCCTTGTGAATCACTTAATTCTATTGGGCCAAGCCCTATGTTATAAACTAGTAAAGCGTACTCATCATTAAAATTCCTTGGAGGCTGCGGCCCTGTTTCTGATAATGAGTACGCTTTTATAGTATTTAGGCTTGACCAATTCGGATTATTGGGTATTGCCATTTATATCACCTTCAGTTTGTTCTAGCGTGATAGCTATGGTGAACTCATCCTCTTCTGTAATTAAAAGAGGTTCGTCCAAAACAACAACAACATAGTAGTTTTGCGGAATCGTGTTGCTACCAGCACACAAACCTAAGTAACTTACTGTGTAGTTGTCGCTTGGTGGAAAGTATGCACCGTATTTATCTGAACGCACATCAAAGCTGCTGGTTGATGTCTTAGCAGTTGCAGTGGATTTTTCCACTGATAGAGTACCTTCGAGCTTATTCATTTCACTACTAATAAAATTTAAATTCGTTGAATTGAATAAAACCATAGATATTGATGACGGCAAAGGAGATGCTAAATTATCTTGAAACCAATTCTGTAGATTAACCTCATACAGCTTTCCGGTGGCAATTTTACCGTCAGACAATTCAAAACTAACATCCTCAGATGTAATGCTCTTAAGTATCTCAATGTCAATTTTTAAACCTAGTACGTCATACTCGGTAATCTCAATAAGTACAGGTTCATTATTATCATCTAAAAACCTTGTTCTGCTTATCATTTCAAAGTCTGTCGAGGAGTCTCTATAGCCTGTACCAACTTCACACAAAGATCCTACATACCCTCCACTCACAACGCCCCATGTATAATTGAAGTTATATACTACTGTCTGTCCTAACTGACTAACTACTTTATTCATTTCGCTGTAGTTAACACTTCCTATTTTAACTTGATAATTTTCTAGTGCTGTCGCGTTAAAATCCATATCGCTTAGCCCATCACCAGCTTGTACATACATAGTTGCTTGAGGTGCTTTACTAAAATAAGATGTATGGATTTTATTCGAGTTAACAGCACAAGTAGCGCCATTCATAAGCAATGAGTATTTTATAGATTTTTTCATTTTCACTCCACTAAGAAAGATATAGAGAGCGCTTCAATTGTAATTGAATCTGATGCTAACTTTTCAAGTGGGGGATTAAACATATACGCAACCCTACCTCCATAATAATTAGATGTTGGATCATTTGTTCCTGATGTTAATAACGCAGTTATATAACCTGAAGCGCTACCAGCAGCTATAGTTTTACTTCCTGACATTGCAATGGTCAACGCATTTGCTGTCGCAGTACTAGTAAACGAGCTGTTATCTAACGATGCTAGCCGCGTATTTTGTTTTGAAAAGTTACTTACGTCAGTAGTGTCTATAGGTGGGATCTCAGGATCTGCCGATCCCATAAATGCTAAATAGTCTCCCGTTGCTAACACTCCCTTATTTCCCCCTGATAGCGGCATCATAGCGTAATTATCTTGGGCGTAAGTTTGTGTGTTAGCCTCATACACAGTATCGGCCCAAACGTAGTAATTAGGAACTGGCGACATATTCCAATCAACAAACTTTGCAATAACGTTGGTATTAATCCCTTTATAGTCAAAAGTTGCATTTAGTAACTCTTGATTCAAATCAAATTCCCAACCATAATCATAATAAAGGGTTAACTTGTCAAATTCACCTAATGTAATGGTTGTTGGATTTCCCTCATTATCTTTAATTAGTGCTCTTGTAAACACATAGGTGTCGTTATAACTTCCTGACCGAACGCTCATGCCAAGCTCGCTTATATTACCTACAACCTGCCCTGTAGAGCCGGTAAACACTTGCTCTGTCGTATATTTCATAATACCCGTGGTTCTATCCACGGTTGTAGACATTCTATTGCCTCTTTGATTGTAAGAGCCTGACATCATATGCGTTGGGCTAACCAATCCACTGTCAGAGCTTGTTGGGGTTGTAGACCCCGTACCTAGCCATAAATATAAAGTACTTATAGGATAGGTGCTAAGATGAGCACTGAATACTTTTTTCAGTACTACATTGTCCTGCCAATCATGAACTACTTTAGTTTGTTTTTCCTTGTTTTCAATTACTATTTTAAATCTACCAAAGTGCTTTATTCGTACATTGCCATTCATTATGTTACCTTAACAGTTATGCTTGCTGATGCGTTGTAAATAACTGCATCAGTATCAGGAATTTCTATGCTTACATATGTTATTGCATAGTGTGACAGGCTTATATCTGCTGTTGCTGTGTAATTCGCTGTTTCTACTCCAATTTCTCTAGTATCTACATCGACATCTTTGGAACCAGAATGTGAAATTTCTAGGTAAGCACTTGCTGAGTATTCTGCTGTATCCACAGGATCTTTCATAAAGAAATTAAAAAGTGTTCGACGTAAGTTGGCTTCTATCGCTATATTTGAATTTCTATGATTTACACTGCTAAATTTAACGGCGCCTAAAAACTTTCCGCCTCCCACCCAATCTGTACTAACACTTAATTCTTGGGCTGATATTAATGGGTATAAGAGGCTCACTAGCGCCTGCTCTTTTATATACTTAGGTTTGCGCCTTGTGTGTGCACCACTTTGAATAGCGGCCACCACTGCCAGCATGGTTCTGCTGACTTTTTGCATTAAACAATAGCCTCAGCTGGGAGCACGTCACCACCAAGGACCCACGTATACTGATCAACCGCTATTAGAGTTACTGTGCTATTTTGCCCGTAGGCTTTTAGTAAGCCAGGTGATTTAATGGTTACCCCCTCTAGCGGGACAAAAATAAGCGGGGTTGCGCTGTCTTGGGTAAAAATAATTGTGGTAGCGGGGGCGGCTGCATCTACGCCGTCAACGTTGGTAATAGCGGGACCAACTACAACAACAATATTTTCATCGTTAACCGCTTCGTAATTAAGCATGAACCAATCTGCATGATTATCACCGCTTATAGTAAACTGCTGATCACTGCTTTTTTTAATGGTGAAATCTTTATCACCTGCCGCTTTAAATGCTGACTGATCAATCAGTGCCATATTGCCGTTTTCATCTACGCCAAGCAGTGTGCTTATATACGTTGAGTCTTGTATTTCTATGTTGCCGTTAAAGTTACTTGGCATGCGCGGCCTAAACTTATTAAGCTCATCGGCTACATAATTAAAGCTTGCGCTGATCCCGTTTAAGTTTGGGTTCATTTCTTCGGCGCGTATAGGTGTGTATGCTATAAACGGATCGGTAAACGTCCATGGTTGCCAGCTCATATTATCTCCTGCGCCCGCGTGGGCTTGCGTGAATAAATAAAAGGCTCATTTCGTAAGGTGGGTAATAGTCTGACTCTGAGCGCATGTAAACGGCCATATTGCGACTAACGCCATCAATATATAAATCGCTCCATGATGTATTGGCCCCGCCCCAAAGTGCGTTGTTCCATTCGTTTAAATCCCACTTTGCACCGCTACCAAGCAAGGTATCGCTTAGTGGTATGTTAGGATCTGCATAGTCGTAATAGCATTTATATTGCGCATCTACCTGCGTTACGCTTTGCATTTCTATAACCAGTTTACGCCAGCGCTTTTTATATTCAGGCTTGCCACCACTCATAAACCCTGTTTGGAATGAACTGGCATACACAGCACCATCCAAGCTGTTGCCGCTATCCATTTGGTATACGTAGCCATCTTCGCCACCTATGTAGCACGACTCTTTACCTTGCGCGTTTTCGCCTGACCATGTGCTGTGTGGTGTAAACCCTAAGCGTAATTGCGTATACCCCATCACCTCGCTACCGTACAAGGTAAGTGTAAGCGCGGTTTGGTCACTAAAATAAAGGTGGTACTGGTTTTTTTCGCGTTTGATCATGCTTGCTTTAACGTTTTGCAAACGCTGGGTAAGTAAAGTTTGTACTTTTTGGCTTATTGTTGCGCCCTCAAAGTCGCCAAACTGTTGCACGCGTTCAAGGCGTGTTAACCCTCTATCATCTAAATAGATTGAGCTGCCCATTGATTGAATGGTTTTTTCAAGTGCGCCTGAGCGCAGCCCTAAAGACTTAAGCTGAAAGTCTGCTGCACTTGAACCATAAAGCACATAGCTTTTATTTCGCGTGAAAATAGCGGTTGTCGCATCAGCCTGCACTTCAATGCCTGTTATTTCTTGGCCTACGGCTATCTCCCCGCCGCCATCTACAGAGCTAAACTTAAAAGGATCGCCTACTGCTGAATATAAAAAACTGCCCCCTCTAAAGGAAAGCAGTAAAATTTGGCTTGGCAGTATATCTAAATGCGTTGGTGCGTCTGGCGTAATAATGCTGGGTATTTGTGTAAACGTTGTACCATCGAACGTAAATGCAGGGTTTTTTCCATCCACCCCATAAATAGCCATTGTACCTGCTGAACCGGTGAAATTACCCTCGCGCACTTCATAGTAGCCATTGGGTAATAGCGCAGGCGTTGTTATTTCTTGCCAGCCGGTAGGTGTTGCTTTGTGCAATTTAGCGGCGCTGTTGTCGGCTGTGTTTCTAAATGCGAACACGTCACCATTAAAACCAAACACCCCTAATACGGGGCCCGCCCCTGGCACTTTGTTGATTAAGTCGCGGCGCTGTTGCTGCCCTGCCTTTATAGCTGCTATGGCTTGTTCAACACTAGGAAAAGGAAAGCCCGGTAAATTAGCTGCTACTACTTGGCTTGGCGCTGGTTGTCCGTCAAAACGCTCGTACCCCTGCATGCGCTTATAGCGCCCTGTTGTTGTTATTTCATAATTTATAAGCTCTACACATTCACCTGGCGCAAGCATTTGATCTGACGCGGTTACATTAAGCCCGCCAGCAAGCGCAACGGTTGATACATTGGTGTTGCTTGCCATTAGTACAATCTCCCGCTTATGCTAATTTGCGGTAGCTGATCGGCCACTAACTCACTTAGCGCTTGCTCATAACGTGACTCGCTCACTTGATACAAGCTGGCATCTTCTTCGTGACTTGCGTAATACATAAGCGCCTTGTGCACAATAATATCGTGAAAGCGCTCTGGTATAACTGACTCGTCACTGTCGTTGGTCAGTGGCTCAACGGCAATAGAGTATTCAGCGGTTGCTACAATATCGCTACTTGGCGCAGGATTAATAACAATCACGTTATCAGGCCTTACCGTGTATTCGGTGGGTAAACCTTGCTGTTCGTTTAGCTGTCGCCTTGCTGCTTTAAACTCTTTCCATGAATAGTTGCGTAACGGATAGCCGTTAATATCGAGCATTAACAGGTCTTGTAATGTGCCCGTTACGTTTAAACTCGCGCCTGTGTACTCAGTTATGCCAGTAGTTAAATTTGCGTTGCCCATTCTCCATAAGAAAAACCAATCACCATGCAGGCGTTGAATATCAAGATCGGCTTGACGTACCCATTCAACCACCTTTTGTAATATCGCCTTTTGATTAAGCACAGATTCAGGGCCCGAGCCGGATATTCCCGACTCTAGCCTAACCCGCTGGCATAGCTCCAAAAACGTCATGTTTTTAGTCTACAGTCTTAACCACGTTAAATTTGTAACGCTGTTCTTTGCGCTCTTCCATTTCGCGCTTATTTTTAACACGGCGGTACTTGGTTTGCACTGCGTTTTTAAGCACGTCGTATACGCCATAAGGGACTTTTACGCCCTCTTCTACGTCGTATTGAATTTGGTAGTTTTTACCGTTAAAGCCCACAATACAGTGTGTTTCTTCTTCGGCATCTTCATCAGTGTTAATTGATGGCGGTGTATGAATGCGCAGATATACAAAGCGTGGGTTTTTCTTTGCCGCTTGTTTGCTATCTGCATCGTCATTGTTTTGAGCGTTGTTACCGTTACCAGTATCGCCCTCGTTACCAGCATCGTCATCGCCTGCATCATCACTTGCAATGCCTAGTGATTTTTCAAGCTTGCGAACTTCGGCAATTAACTCATCACGGCTAAATTTTGTTTCATCTAACTGTGCGCCCAATGCTTGTGCTGCGTATGCAACTAATTCAGCTTTATTTGTTTTAGAAGTAATTTTCATTATTTGCTCCAATGGCATAATAAAAAAGCCCAGCGGGTTAGGCTGGGCTTTGGTTGGGTGTTGTTAATTAGTCTTGAGGGTTCTCAAGCGCTGCACACTCTAAACGCACCATCCATAAGTCGTTTAGAATTTTAGCAACGTAGTACGTTTTCCAAGACACTGAACCAGTTTGGCCTAGTTCGTCGCCTTTTTCTGGCTTGCCTGGGTTACGTACCATTGGCTTAATTGCGCCGCCTGCGTCTTTATTGCCTTTTAGTGCAATGTGACCAAACGCGTGCTGACCCATAATAAGCACAGGGTAAACGTCGGCACTTGTGCCCGTGGTTGATACCGCTTCGGTAGCGCCTGTTCCTTTAGCACCGCCTGCGTCTGCCCATGAGTTAAACAGTGGCGATGCAACAAAACGTACATCCTCAATGCTGCCCACTTCTTCTGCGCAAATTGGTTTACGTGAGCCGTATTCAGCCACTGGCACAAAGCCTTTCACTGAACGTAAGCTTGCTACAATATCCGTGTGACAGATGCCCACGAACGCCGCTTCAATCGGCGTAGTGCCAATCATTGGCGAACCAGACAGGATGCTAGTTAAGCGCTTAGCTTTGTTAGACATAAGCGAGCGAACCGCTTTACGAATAGAGCCAAGGCCAATCGTTGCAGTTACTTCGTTACGTGCTACGCCGTTAGCGTAAATAACGTTAGTGCCACCAATTAGCTCACCAAAACACACGGTTTCAATGGTTTCGGCTGCTTGCTCGCCAGCCATCATTGCCATATCAGACCCTACTGGATCTTCATGCAAGTCATGCACAACGTCGGTTAGCTCCATCCAATCGCCGTATTGTTGCAACGTGGCTTGCACGCGCTCATAGCGAAAGTTAGAACCCGCAGGGCGAACGCCCTCTGCTAGCGGTGTGGTTGCTAACGGCAACGGTACAGGTCGGCGGAATTTAATCACTTTTGATGCGTTTTTAGGCATCGGCTTGTGATCGCCCATTTTGTTTAGTACAAGAATTGGCTCAGCGTGCTCTAGCATTTTCATTTCTGCAAAAACGCCTGCTTCAACTCCTAAATCACCATAATTATTGCTCATGGTTTAAGCTCCTATTTTTTCTTGGATGCAAGATGTGTAAATAACTGGACGGGATCGACGTTATTCGGATCGGTTTGTATTTGGCGCCCACTGCCCTTTTTGGGTATGGTTGCGTGATCGGATAACGACGGTTTTGCAGTGCGGCCTTTGCCGTTACTGCCTTTGTAAAGATTCAACAACGCAATGTTGTCAGCGGCATGTAAGCTGCCAGCCATGGCTTTAACCGTATCTGGCTGAGCGTTTACCCAATCGTGAAACTTCGAGTCACTAGCAATACTCTGAAAATCAGGGTGTACTTGTTGGAGTCGTTGCAATTCAGATTGAACATGCTGTTGCTGCTGCGCTTGCTGCTGCTGTGTGTGCATTTCGTTGAGCGGGTTTAATCGCTCTTCAAATTGCTGCGTTAGCTGCTGCTGCGTGCGTTCTAGTTGTTTCTTTAAATAGCCGGCTACTTCGGGCCACTCTTCTTCAACTTCCTCAAAGCTCATACCTTCAAGGTCGTCGGCTGTAGGGCCGTCACCGGTTGGCTTACCCTGTTGCTCTGCACCCTCAACTAGCTTTTGGTACTCAGCCACTTTGTTATTAAGCGCCTGAACACGGCCAGCGTTAGCCTTGTGGTCGTTTTGCAACTTGCTATGGTTAGCCTGTAGCGTTAAAAACTCATTGCGTAGTGATTCATCTACTTGCAACCATGGGTCCTCATCGGCTTGGCCTTGGTCGTTTTCTTCTGTATCAGTATCGCTGTAGTTTTCTTCGCTGTTGTCCAGCGTATTATCATCACTTGTCTGCTCAGAGTCGGTAGAGTCTTGGCTTGCTAGTGTTGTAAATAACGCTGCCGCATCCTGTTCTTGTTCGTGATCAGAATTCGGATTTTCATTTTGATTGCTCATGGTTTTTTCCTGTGAGTGCTTTCTTGCAGTCATAAAAAAACCCACGGCAATGCGTGGGTTCTGTTTGACAGATAGCTAAATGCTACGTGTCTGATTCTGTTTGTGTTAAACGGGCTGGGTAACCGTCTAGTATGTCGTCAATCTGCTGTATTTTACCGCGCAGTTGGTCGGATTGTTTTTCTATATTTGATTGTATTAACTGCTCAACTAAGTCGTGCCTATCTTCGTTTAGCTGCTTTTTAATTTTTACCCATGTGCTGGTTGTTACAAAGCTCATAATTAATCAAGTCCGTAGTTAGCCGTTTGGCCTGCTTGCTGTTTTATTTTTAGCTCAGCGCTAAACTTGGCCCAATCTTGCTCGTTTTTAGCTTGTACTTTTTTCAGCTCAACAATTAACTTTTCACTGCTTAGCTTTTCATTTTGCGTGAGCTTCATTAGCTCAACACGCTCTTTGCTTTGCTGTGCTTGCATTTCAGCGGCTAGTTGCTGGTATTTGATTTGTATGTTTGCTTGTTGCTCTTGGCTATCTAGCTGGGCTTTTTTGTCAAACATTTGCGAGTCAAATTCTTGCTTAGCTTGTAGCTGCTGCATGCGTAGCTGCTCAACCATCATGGCGGGATCTTGTGGTTGACCCTCATTTTGTTCTGCTTGTTGCTTTTGGTATTGCTCAAGCTCTTTATCAGTTGGAATAATAGAGCTTGGTAAGCCTTGTGTTTTAACCCACTCGCGCAATATATCAACCGCTTTTAGCTGTAGCACTGGTGCAAATACAGGGTTGCTCCCTGCCACACTCATAAAGCTAGTAAGCGCTTGTGCTTGAGTTTCTTTAACGAGTAACGCGCTAGTGCCGCGAGCATCTACTTGGTAATCGCCTTTAATGCTGTTGTCATCGTTATAGCTCATGTTCCAGTGATAGAAGTCACTGATCATCGGCTCGGTAATATTATCGTCCCAATCTTTTACTTGGCGCCTGCGCACTGTATTAGCTGCGTTCATTAGCATGCTCATGCCGCCTAGTGTTTGAGTTGATTGGCCTTGCTCGCCTTGCTGTAGCATTGGCACGCCTGATACTTCATCAAACAACACGCGAGCAACTTGGTAAACGCCCTGTAGTTCGTTTAGGTGGCTGTTAAACTCAACGGTTGTAAATACTTTGCGTATATCGTCTGTACCGCCTGTCATGTTCCACTGTTTAAATGGGGTTATGTTCCAATTGCCATCGGCAGGTTGTATGTGTTTTTTGTTCACGCCAATTTGTGGGCCTGCGGTAATGCCGCCGTTATCAAGCATCATGCGCCACGTGCTATTTAAAATACCTTGCTCGTCACGCACCATGCGCGGTATGCCGTAACCAAAAATGCTTGAGTCGTCAGGCTCCCAATTAAACACACGATATGGCATGTAGCCCTCGTAGCTCATTAGGTGAACGCGTGCGCCCATAACAATACCGCCGCAATAAAACACGGTCGCCATGGTTTCTTCGCCGCTCATTTCTTCAATAAACGCAAGCGCTTGTTCTTCATCTTCGGGTAAGTCAATTGCGCCCACAT